ATAAAAATTCAAAATATATGCACGGATTATTACATCCATGTGATGTTGAATTTGATAGATTGTACGATAAATTGGATAGAACATTGAAAAATCTATTGGTTGATGACGCTGATGAAACAGGCATTCACGATTTTGAAACAGATTTTTTAATACCGTTGTCTGATGATACGTTGGAATTACGGCGTAGTAAAATCAAAACAAAATTTTTACATACGGCAACGACAACGTTTGAAAATCTGCAAAATATAGTTCGTGCATATGATAACGGTGCGAGTATCAGTGAAGATAATCCCAATTACAGAATAAAAATTCAAAGTTGCAAACCGTTATTACTGCAAGAAATTTTAAACAGTGTCAATGAAATCATTCCTGCACATATTGCTACCACTATTGAATTAGATGAGCAACAGTCGCAGGAACAAAAAACTGCTGTTGTCTGTATATGTGCAGTGTCAAAAACCTATGAAACTGTTGGATTTGATAATAATGTGGCTGATGATGGAATTATAAATTGTGCTAATTTTGAAAAATTCGCAGTGATTGACGGTTGTTCCGGTGAACAAATTCAAATGGCAAAATATCGTACATTTAAAGAAATGCAACAAATTGATTATGAAACTGCGAAAAATAAAACGTATGCAGAGCTATTGTACAAGGAGGAGTAAATATGGCAGAAGAAAAAAAGATTGAGGGTTTTTCAAATATAAAATTTACGGCATCCGGTTTACTGCTGGAAGCAAAATTGAAAACAGGTGTACCGCTGAAGATTACCCGTGCAGTTATCGGTACAGGGTATTTAGATGACGGTGAAGACGTAGCGAATTTGACGGCACTGAAATCTGAAATTGAATCGCATCAAACCGGAGTAACGTCATCATCTGCAACAGTTGATATTACAAATGTGTCTGTTGTGGCAGCCGGAATGACTAATCTGCGATTAAAAATAAAAAACGGCGATACACCGTTTTATCTGCGTGAAATCGGTATAATGGCACAGGACCCTGATCTGGGTGAAATTCTATATTTGTACACAAATTGCGGTAACGGTGCACAGGCATTCCCTGTGTTTGATGGTAGCAACCATGTGTACAGAACTATTGATTTTTTGAATATTATATCAAATGCGTCAGATATAAATGTGAATGTCACGCTAAACAACGAGGTTACACGTGATGATTTTGAAACACATAAAACCGCAACAGTGTTGGATCATCCGAACGGTTGTGTTACCACAGAAAAAATTGCTGATAGTTCAGTTACGGGTATAAAAATCAAAGATAGTGCGATAACATTGGCAAAATTAAATAATGATATTCACACAAAATTTGATGGATTGGAAAAAGCAATTCAAAAAATCAATTCAACCAAAAAAATTGATTTGGAATATTCGATAGATCAGGGACATGATGGTTATAATATCGTGGTAAAACCTAAAGTGAATTATATCGCAAGAAAAGATGTATCAGGTACTGCAACATATCCTTTGCAATCAATAGATAAATGCTATATGTATATATGTTATAACTATGACAGCGACAGTATATCGTTGGTATGCGGTACAACGGTGTCAGGCAGAGGACCACAACCACCGGACAATGATATTTTTTCTGCTGAAATTTCGTCAAGTTCAGACTGTGGCAATTTTGAATATCACAGATTAATTCAAAAAGATGATAACGGTGATATAGTAGCTGTAATGTGAGGTGATTGGCATGGCAACGACAACAGAAAAGGGATTTAAAATTCCGGGATATGCCGACAAGGCAGACGTCCCCGGAATGGTAAAAGACAATGTGAAAACTGCGGAAGAACACCTAAAAGCCATTTCAAAATCAATGTCAGACATATCATCCAATATTAATTCATTAGACAGTACACTGCAAATAATGAATACACAATTAGGTACTATGTCAGATATGTTAGATGAATTAAATGGCGTGGCGGAGGAAACATCATGACGATTTGCGAAAAATTCAAATTAATGATGGCATCATTTGCGGACATCAAGGCGGCTATCGCTGAAAAGGGTGGTACTGTTACCGGAGGATATGCCGATTATGCTAAAAATATCCGAAATTTATATTCTAATGATACATATGCACCCCAATATCAATATCCGACTGAAAAATCGCCAATTATGCAGTATTTAATCAATTTATATAACCGCATAACATTTTGTTATGCGGTCAAACAGGAAATACGGCAGGCAATTATAGACGGTGGTGTTGATGTTCCTGATGATACACCGTTTTCAGAATATGGTGATAAAATTCGTCAAATACAGCGTTTTGAGATTACGACAAGTAATTTGTATTTGGGCGAATATAAGACTGAATGCAGAGGGCAATTAACTGCACAGGGCGGAAGTCCACCGTACTCTTGGGAACAAACTTGGGGTTCCAATATTCCGGGTATCACAATGACATCAGACGGAACTATATCAGGAACACCAATGCAAACAGGCGGCTATAATTGGGGTGTTCAAGTGACCGATAGCAACGGAAAAACACTGTCCAAAGATATTTTAATCAGTGTCAGACCTAAAACGTTGAATTTCAAGCAGACTGGAGAACGTTCATTTTTATATGACGGTCAACCGCATACAATCACGGCAGAATGTATTAATGACAGTGATGTTGAATTTGAAATTTATTTCAACGATAACGGCAGTGATGTTTTGAGCATGACAAAATGCGGTTCAAACAGAGGATATGTACGAATTACATCGGCGGATAAGTCGTGTTACAGAATAGGTGAATGTGATTTGTATATGTCAATATCAGTGAATGCTGTTAATGTAACATCAGATAAAGTCCAATCGGTAAAATACGACGGACAGCCACATAGTTTCAATGTTGAATTGTCAAAACAATGTGACGTGAATGTGAAATATAAAACGTATTCTGCGAATGATGATACATTCAATGTGAACGAGGATGAATATACAACGGTTTCACCCACCGAGATTGGGAAATATCGTGTATATATATCGTCATCATCATACGGATATATCATTCGTGACACATATGCAGGATACAATAAATATTTCGGCATATTGAATATTACGGAGGGACAGTGAAATGAGCAGATATTTTAAATTTGTATGGGCTGGTATATTCCTATGCCCTGCACCGATATATTGGGTGATGTTGGGATTGGTTATTATTATTTTTGCAATAGGATTAATTACAAATAGAATGGTTGATGATCCGTATGGCGAAGCAGAGCAACAGTATAAAATCACTGTCGGTTATATTATTGAAAACGGTAAATCAGTACCGTATAAAATATTTTATACGGACGAGCAAACCAACAAACGCACAGAAATTCCGGCTAAAAATGTGACAATTCAGCATATTAGCGATAGCATTTATGAAATTTATGTCCGTATCAAACGACAGGACGGTGACGGCTATGATTATGCCATAGCGAAATTGAAAAAATGTTCAGATACGGAGTATAGAACAGTCAAAGTTGAGGTCGGAAGGGAAGTGATATAATGCGTAAAGGCAGTACAATAGCGGCAGTGGTAAGTAGCATATTCCCGACAGTATTATTTATATTATTGGGTTTGAAAGCTGACTGCACCGCAGTGTATTTCATTGGTTGCATTGCATTTTCAATTATTGATTTTATCAATATGTCTGCGGTTTGTGCCTACAAAGAACGACAGTTGAAATATAAAAGCAGTGAGGTGCGGAAGAAATGCAAAAAATCATAAATAGACTGAAAAAAATGGGGTTATCGGCTACACAGATAATATTTAATCTGGTTACATCGGGATTGATATGTTGTACTACGGTATCAGGACATAGTATGATGCCGACAGTGCATGACGGTGACAGGTTACTGTATAATCCGTTTTTCAAAAATGTTGAACGTGGTGATATTGTAGTTATTTCGCATGGCGGTGATATGTTGATTAAACGTGTTATTGCTATTGGCGGCGACCATTTGACGATTAGCACATATGGCAGTGTAGCGATAAATGGCATATGGCAGAACGAAACATACATAAATTCGCAAACATCAAGTGAAAGCATTGATATTATAATCCCTAATGGTGAATTATGGATTATGGGTGATAATCGTGGACATAGTACAGACAGTCGCCATTTTGGAACGGTGGAACTGGGTGACGTTTTGGGTGTAGTAATTTTGAAAAAACATAAAGATTTGGAGGATTAGATTATGGATAAGATTTTTGTTAAGATTAATTTGTTATGGGCGACAGTGTTGACGTTTTTAACGTCTGCGTTCGGAGCATACTGGTACATATTTGCGGCTTTTATGGTGCTGAATGTGGTTGACTTCTTCACCGGAGTTGAAAAGGCGAAATATTCAAACACAGAAAATAGCAATAAAGGCGCAAAAGGTGTTATAAAGAAATTAGGTTATTGGATTGTAATATTTATAGCCTTTTTCATGTCATACACTTTCAAAGATATAGGCAATATTATTGGTATTGATTTAGGAATATCCGCATTTATAGGTTGGTTTGTATTGGCTACATTTATAATCAATGAAATACGTTCAATAATTGAAAATCTGATAGAAATAGGCGTAGATGTTCCGAAATTTTTAACAAAAGGCTTGGAAGTTGCAAGTAAAAAGCTTGATGATATGACAGATGAGGGGGATAAGAATGAGGACAATAAATGATGATTTCCCGATAAAGCAGTTCAATGGTATTGACATCAATACATCAACACTATCTTCGCCGGCAAACTATTACACATACAGTAGCCGTGTAGTGAAATTCATTGTAATTCATTACACAGGAAATACAAAGGATACTGCGAAAGCAAATGCGACATATTTTCATAATGGTTCACGGGGTTCATCGGCACATTTGTTTACTGATGATGATAGTTGCTATCAATCAGTCGCATTAAATAATGCCGCATGGGCGGTGGGCGGCACAAAGGTATATAAACATGCTGAGTGTCGCAACATAAACAGCATATCCATTGAAATGTGTTGTAGTGGTAATTCTATTGTGTCAGAAAAAACAATCAACAATACAGCCTATTTGTGTGCTGAATTGTGTAAATACATAGGTATTACGGCAGATACAGTTGACATATTTGTTTTGCGCCACTATGACGTGTGGGACAAACAGTGTCCGGAACAGTGGGCGACCGAAAACAATTCAGGATGGATTGCATTCAAAGAAAAAGTAAAAGAGGTTTTACGAAACGAGGAGGGACTGACAATGGAGCAGTACAATGAATTAAAAAATCTAATAGAGAAACAGGCGGCGGCTATTTCAGCACTACAAATAGAAAACAAGGAGTTAAAAGCCGTAGTGCAAAGTACAATGGTGTATGACTATAACGATGGCAACATGCCATCGTGGGCAAGAACGGCAGTACAAGCCGCGCAAGATTACGGCGCATTGGTCGGTGACGAGCAAGGGAGATTGGGACTATCTTATAAGGACCTACGAACAATTTGCAGGGAGTACAGATGTGGTATGTATGATAGATAGAATAAAAAAAGTGGCTTTTAGCCACTTTTTTATTAATCTTCAATTTCAAAGTTTATGAATCTTTCGATTTCGATTTCGTCATCATCGGTTACAACGATTTCATCATCAATAATTTCAGCGTTTAGGTTGTTGTTTCTGATTTGTTCAATTAGAAAATCTTTGTATAGTTCGATTGCTTCTGCTTCGCTTTCAGCAGTTACATAATCACCTGCGTAATTATCACGACTTGCTTCTACTACGTTACCGTTTTTGTACATTTCGTTTGTTACCTTAAATTTTTTCATTGTTTTGTCCTCCTAAAAATTATTATCTCTGTTTCTTTTTTTTGAGGTTTCCCTCATTTCTTGATTTTATTATACCACGAAAAAGTGTGGTTGTCAAGCTTTTTTAAGAAAAAAATTGAAAAAAATCAAAAAAATATAAAAAGACACCAGAGGTTAATCCTCTGGTGTCTTTTCATCATATAGTTCTTCCAAAGTTACACCTAATATCTGTGCAAATTTGTATGCGGTTGAAATTTTACAGTCACCACGCTTTTCAATGTCTTCGATAGTTCGGCGATGTATGCCTGTCAATTCCGAAAACTTTGGAACGCTATAACCTTTTTGTAGCCGTATGGCTTTTAAATTTAACATATAATCCACCTCTAAAAAAATGATTTTACAAGGTAGTACAAAAAGAAACATAGTCCTAAAATATAAAATACTTTTAGGGCAATTTTTAAATATAATTTTTTCATATTGCACTATTGAAAGACTTGTGATATAATTAAATCAGAGAGGGGGAAAACCCCCATCTCTATGTAATAATGTCGATCAGAATTTTCAACCAGCCAACAATGGAAATCAATCTGATCAAGAGCTTTTCGACTACCGTAAGGAGTTTGAAAAGCTTTTTTATTTTTTCGCCTTCGTCTTTCAACGGACCTCACCTCACTTTCTATATTTATTATACCACGAAAAAGTGTGGTTGTCAAGCGTTTTTGAGAAAAAAATTAAAAAAATAGCTGATTTTATCAGCTATTTTAGTTGGGGCAATATTCTATTTCGGCATTTACAGGAGTGGGCCGTCCGACAGAAGTTGAGGGTCTTGCGACTTTTGATAAAAAAGTTATACTTTTCGGTTCGGAAGGTAATGCAAAAGTTTTTGAGTCGAAGTATAAGGAGGACGCTTTTGACCCGCAGCTTTGGAGAAAAACAAATATGCCGCATGCAGTGGTAGAGGTGGCGGACTGCAAAATGGCAGGTAAAAATACAAAGGATATAACGGTGAAACAATGCGTATATTCTGTTGGGAAAAAGGTACAATGGAATCTGTGGTATAAATTTGAAGAACGGTTTAAACGAAAAATTTAAACCGTTTTTTATTTTGTGGAATATATTGACAACTGTTGTCGAAAATGATATAATATTTTTAATTAT